CTTCCATCTTGTCTGAAAACACATGAGATTTTTATTATAAGGTGTTTCTTTTTTCACACAGCCCCCCATGTCCCCTTTTGCACCTCACACACACCACAAATGCCCCCTGAGCACACACCAAATTTTCCTATAAGGAGTTTTCTTTTTTGTGTATCTTCACTTAACCACCCATGACCCTTAATGACCATAAATGGATTTTACACACATCACTAGTGGCCTCTCTTTCTTTGTCTCTTGTGTTTTGTGCCTAACCATAGGTAGGCCATAGGAAAGAGCATAAATGAGCATAGAGGAGCATACGGGATACCTAGTGATTATCTGTGAGTTTAGTGTGTGTTTCTAAATATTAATACCCGAGGCGAAGCCGAGGGAAGGTGTGTTAAAGGCGGCGTAGACGCCGTAGGTACGTAAAAATATAAAAAAATTTGCAAAAATTTGCGCGGCGAGCGTATATGGATGATCCCATAGGAAAAATTGATCACACTAAAGAACTACGAATACGTAAAAAGGGTAAAAATGCCAACTAAGAATGATATAACTGGCGATGCTATTAAAAGCAAAACCAGCACTGAAAATTATTTAAATAACTATGATCGTATATTCAACAAGGAATGGAAACACACCTGTGAATCTATAGGCATAGAACTTAAATTGCCTAAGTCTAAAAAATGTTCTTTCTGTGATAAAACGTACAATTGATCACCCTATAGGATAAATCCTCCGGGGTAATTAATGCCTTATTAAAGAAGAACATATGTGTAAAATCCCTGCTTAAATAGTGTTACATAAGTAATCTTATTCTTATGTTTTTTAACTACAACCATTTAAAGGGCTAATATCATGCTAGATCAATTAGCGGTATTTATAAAAGGCACACTAGCTCTGGCTGTTATCATCGTTGCTATCTCTTCTATTTATATTTACAGAGTATGGACTCTCGATACATCTCGCAGAGTTAAACTCAGTATTATGGGGTTTTCTATTGAACTAGGTGAATCTCATAAACAAGAAAAAGAAGTAACGGTAGAGACTCTGCCAGACATTTATACTGGAGATTAGAATGTTCTCAAAAATACTAAATCTTATATCCGGTGATCTTATTGATGTAGTAGCAAGTATATTTAAAGATTACCAAGAAAAGAAAATAACTAAAGAAGAACTTAAGTTTAGACTTAAAACCTTTGAAGCAGAAAATGAACAAGCCTTAAAATTAGCCCAGATAGAATTAAATAAAGAAGAAGCAAAACACAGTAGCATGTTTGTTGCCGGGTGGCGACCTATGCTAGGATGGGTTTGTGGAATGGGCTTTGCTATGAATTTTCTTATAGCGCCTGTTGGAACGTTTTTTGCTAATTTAGCAGGCTATCCTATTGAGTTTCCACAAGCAGATGTATCGACTATGATGCCTGTACTGCTAGGAATGCTAGGATTAGGCACTATGCGTACTTATGAAAAATCGCAGGGAGTATCCCGCGAAACACTTTAATACTTAAAGGTATACTAATGCATCCTAAGAATTTACCCTCTCATTTAGGGGGACACTTTTACAGAACACATCTTGATGTTTCTAACCTTCAATATTTAAAAAATAAATATAATATTAAAAGCATGATTGATATCGGATGTGGACCCGGAGATATGATACGTGAAGCTATAAAGCTTGGTATTAATGCAGAGGGGATAGACGGTGATTTTACTTTAGAATTTCCAGATATCCCCGTTGTAATCAATGACTTTACTAAAAGCGGTTATAGCTTTAATAAGACGTTTGATTTAGCGTGGTCTGTAGAGTTTGTAGAGCATGTACCTAAAGAGTACATCGATAATTACATGTGTGTATTTAAAGAGGCGAAGTATGTATTAATGACACACTCTCCTTTTAATACCGAATACCATTTTAATGTAGAACCTAGTAGTTACTGGATAGAGCTTTTTGAAAGCTATGGTTTTATTTTATTAGAAAATGAAACTAGATATATTAGAGAAAATAGCTCTATGGAAAGAGAGTTTATCCGAGATTTTGGACACTTCTTTCTTAATCCCAGTAAATTATAGGGATAATTTGCCGTGAGGCAACAACACGTCGGGATGACGTAAGGAGATAACTATGAAATTAGTAATAGGAATAATATTATGCCTGATATCTTTAGGGGCATACTCAAAAGAAGTAGTTATAGTAAAAGACAAAAAAGAACTTTATGCGTTATTGACTACTTGCGAAAACACAACTCAAGAAATTACACATATAAAAGTTAAGTATGCAGAAGTGGGAGAATACATTGTAGTTAAATCCCGCCCTAACCGTATACAAAAATGTAAAATTAAAAAAGTAGTTAAAATAACTTAAGGAGGCTACTATGGCTCATGATGGAAAACCTTGCTCATACGGTATGACAAAAGGTAAAAAGCGCCGAGGTAAGTAGTATGCCTTCTAAAACTAAGAATAATTTATATGATAACGTCCGTGCTAAACGGGCGCGTATCAAAAAGGGTTCGGGCGAAAAAATGAAAAAGCCCGGCGATAAAGGATATCCTACTGAAAAGACTTGGAAGAAAGCGGCTAAAACTGCTAAAAAGAAATAAACTAATTATTAAAGTGAAACGAAATGGCAAATCATAATTTAACTGTAAATACCACTTATGATAGTAAAGGTATGTCAGGTACTATTACCCTTACATATCCTGGTGGAAGTACTACTGGGCCAGGAGAGTCTGCCGCTAATCCATATACAATAGCACCCGGAGATACTATTACCTTTGTCAGAGGCACTATTAACGATAGTAATGCTCCTGTGTTTTATTCTTATAATGGTTTACAATTATTTACTAATGATTCAACTATCCAGATGACCTCTACTTCTAGTAACGTAGTTAGAACTTCAAAAACAATTGCAACAGGATCTAGTGCAGTTGAAATAAAAGCAGTAAGTTTTAATGCCCTATTGTCTGGAGTATCAGACAGCTTTTGGGTTATTATAAGTGGAGATAGTGTTCCCTCTTTCAATTTTTCTAATATAACTGGCGCTACGCCTTATACATTATATACAAGGACTGCTACTATCAGTGGAATGTCTACAGGAAATACTTGCTACATAGTCACAGAGGGTAATGTAGAATTAAAACTAAATTCTGGCGCATATAAAACCAGTTATGATTTGTTTAATACCCCTTTTGAAGTAAGCAATGGTGATGTACTAACAGCACGAATAAGGTCTCCCGGGGGTTATGACTCTACACAAACATACAGAGTAGCGGCTAAGTCATATGGGGCTTATACCTTTTCAGATGTAATAACAGCCTCTACATCAACGGCACCTGCAGGCACCTCTTATGGTTTTGAGGTATTTAATTCTTCTGGAGTAAACACCCTTACTACCTCTTCACGATCAAGCCGTTTTGTACTTTCCGGCTCAGGAAATTTAACCTTAAATAATTCTGCAAGTGGTACTGCTCAAATTCTTACCGCCTCTACTACAGTAACTGTATCAGGAATGCTAGCCAATGATAATTGGATTATATTGTATGGCTATACCGATAGCGTCTATGGAGATAATGAATCTTGGGAATTGACGAAGAATACTGGTTCTTTCCAACTAAAAGTAACAGCACAAGTACAAGCTAACCAAAGTGCAGTTTACGCATACAATTACACAGTATTACTAGGAGGATAGCATGGCCTATGGAATGCAGGTAGTAAATAGCTCTGGGCGGACTATATTCGATACCAATATTGATTACCCTGTTGTAGATGGAGACGGGTTTACTAACCTAACAGGTTACTATCAAGCATTACCTTCTGTTTCTGCAGGGCAAATCTTAATAGGACGACCTCCTGCTAATACTACTGCGGTAGTTGCAACTGAATACTCTAGCGGGTTCAGAACACTAGGTAGTAATACTACTATGCAAAACTTCGCATTAGCTTCAGGATTTAGGTATCGTACTATACAAAGAGCCTCAAATAGATCGGCATCAACAAGTGGATATGGTATAGAAGTATTTGACTCTTCCTCTAATTTAATGTTTAGTTCGCAAAGAGGCTCTATACCTGAAATTCTAGCATTTGGTGAAATTGGTTTTGGAGATAAATACGAATACAATTCGCCGGGGGATATTGCTTTTAATAATATTTACGTAGGATTACTCGGTATGAATGCGTTTTATCAAAGCATTACAATTCTTGGTTCAACTACTACCTTTATTTCAGGGCAATGGGCGCATTTTGATGACACTAATGAAAGAATTACAGTTATAAATAATACAATATTTGGTGGAGGTGCCTGGGATTCTGGATCCTATAGTTTAGGTTACCTAGGTGTTAATAGAAGAACATTTGTTATATATGGAGTAAGAGGGTGATACAAGTAGCATTTGTAAACCAGTATGGAGAAATAGAACAAGCTTGCTCTCCAGCTAACGATTTTTTATACGAAAATAATGTAGTCCAATTAAATGGATTAATTTCGGTACATGTAGCACATGACCTAGATATACATGAATTTGCAAAAACACATGTGTATCTTAATGGAGAGTGGGTAGAACGCAATTCACAACCTTCTTTATATCACTATTGGAAGGAAGGTGAGTGGATTTATGACTCAGAAAGATTTTTAAATGAACTTAAGGGTTTTAGAAATCAAAAGTTATTAAATTCAGATTGGACTCAAATTCCAGACAATGGTTTAACAGAATCTCAAAGAGAGCAATGGCGAGTATACAGACAAGCTTTAAGAGATTTACCTGAAATTAATGAGGCTACTTTATTAGAGGATGTTGCATGGCCAATACCCCCACAATAGAGTTTTCCGCGAATAATATAAAGGCTTCTGATTTTAATATTTGCTTTAGAGATAGTTATGACGGTTTAGTATTAGATAATTATTTTTCTGTATTTGGAAAAAAGAATAAAGAATTAAATAAAAATAAAATTAAGTCAAATATTTATCAGACTTTTTTAGAAAATAATTTTAATATAATGGGAAAAATTGATAACAAGCTAGTAGGTATGGTAGCAGGTAATAAAAACGGTGATACTTATGAAGCCGGATTTATATTATATGCTAAAATAAATAACAGCAAAGATCATTTAGATGACCCGGATATTATTATTCCCTATGAAAAAGGGTTAAGGGATTTTTTAGCAAGTAACGGCATTAACAAAGTTAAAAGCCGTGTTCTTAGACCCTGCTCTAGTTATACTTATCACTACGAAACAAAACCTTCTAGGCACTTAATAAACATCCTAAGTGATACAGTAGAAAGCACTAGGGAAGATGGAGTAGAATACGCTGATATAGTCTTTGAATTTATAGATGATATTTAAAAATGATAGTTGGAAAAGATTATGTCTTTGTGCATATACCTCGAACTTCAGGTAGTAGTCTAGAACTCGCTTTAGTTAGCAGAGATTATGGAAAAGAATTTAATTTTATACATTATGCTTTCTCAGATGAGCCTTGCCGACTACCGCCAACAATAAATAAATTTGTGTTCACTCTAGTAAGAAATCCTTTTGAAAAAGAATTTAGTCATTGGCTCTACCACACTGAAAAGCCTGAATTTAAAAAACCCATATCGTTTAAACAATGGGTACTATGGCGGTATGGGGACTACGAATTAGAAAGTAAATATTTGTGTAAAACACGATTTGAGTATGGGTATTTAAATACATTTGATGTAAACCCGATGCTAGGGTATATCATAGACCGTGATTTAAACTTAAGAGTTACTTATATAGGTAATTTTGAAAATAGAGAACACGATACTAAATACATATTTAATACAATTAAACTTAATCAAGATTGGGAAGAGTATCCCTTAGAAGAAGGTAATAGAACAAAAATACCTACAAAAAGTTGGCCAGAGTATTATGATTTAGAGACAAAAGAAATAATAGAAAATGCATTTAGTACTGACTTAAAAGCATTTGGTTATTCCTTTGATCAAAGAGAATCATTTACTCCCAACTCTGTAAATTTAGATCTTATAAAGGATTACTCTTTTCTAGGAGATATAAGTCCCCTAGGATACAATCGTAAAGGAAGAAAATGAAAAAATCTAGTCTCAAAACATGGTCGCCTGAACCGTATAAAAAGAAAACCTCTCAAAATGATGGGGTAAGAACTACTAAGGCAACTATGAATAAATCTAAACAACGATCTTTTAAAAAATATAGAGGTCAAGGGAGATAAATTATGCCTTCAGATTGGCAACTAGAGAGAGCAGGAGTTTCTTCTTATAATACTCCTAAAAAGACTCCTAATCACCCTACAAAGTCCCATGTAGTAGTTGCTAAAGAAGGTAACAAAACCAAAACCATCCGTTTTGGAGAGCAGGGAACAAAGGGTGCGGGTAAAAATCCTAAGACTGCAAAGGAAAAAGCCCGGCGTAAATCATTTAAAGCCCGTCATGCTAAAAACATTAAGAAAGGAAAAATGTCTGCGGCATACTGGGCTGACAAGGTTAAATGGTAATTTATGGGAAAGCGAGTACGCATAGAAAGTTTTAATCCACCGCCAATATTGGCTCAGACTCTTAATCAACAGTCATTGATAAACGCAATACGAGACAATACTCAAGTAATATCTACTGGTTCTGCAGGAACTGGTAAAACGTTTATAACCGCAGGATTAGCGGCAGACTGGTATCTTAGGAATAGTAGACGCAAAATAGTGATCACTAGACCGATGATACCCGTTGGAGAGGACATTGGATTTTTACCGGGAGATCTTTCAGAAAAGACAACCCCGTGGGCTATGCCTGTTCTAGACGTCATTGCACAAAGAATTGGCGTTAAAAAGTTAGAATGCGACTTAGGAAAAAGCATTGAAGTGGTACCTTTGCAACTGATGCGAGGTAGAACCTTTGATGATGCATGGATACTAGCAGACGAAGCTCAGAATCTTTCTATTGAGCAAGCTAAAATGCTTGTTACTCGAGTTGGAGAGAACTCTAAACTACTTATAAATGGGGATATCAACCAAAAAGACATACCTGAAAAATCAGGATTAGCTTGGTTAGTTGAAAACATATATAGGTACTATTTACCCATTCCCGTAATTGAGTTTACAATACAAGATTGCCAGAGAAGCGATACTTGTAAAATGTGGCTTGAAGTAATGGAAATGGAAGATACTCGCAAAAAGGCAAAATAAAATGATATTAACCGAAGATAGTGTACAAATATTTGTACCTCGAACGGGATCTACCTCGTTAAAAAAGGCTATTATACAAAATAATCCAAAGGCTATTGACTTATCTTTAGATTATCCTCCGTATAAACATCAAACTTTTTTAGAGGCTAAAAAATATAACAAGCCAGTTTATGCTGTTCTAAGAGAACCTACAGATTGGCTAATTTCTATGTACAATACACATTTAGGTCAAAGCTCAAGAATAGACCCTACAAAGCCTAAACTAGAAAATTATGGAACTGTCTTAAATAAAAAAGACATCTTAGAGCTTTGGTGCTTTATTGCTAAATGGTACATATTGCCTAATAAATGCTACCGTCAGATCGATTGGATCGGCGGTAGTAATATTATACTATACCAAGATATAAATTCTTACTTTGGATTTAAACTACCTAAACTTAATGCCTCAAAGCAACAAATAGTAGCGCTAGACTTAGAAGCAATGTCTTTAGCTAAAGAAATTTGGGCAGAAGATTACAAGTTGTATGAAGAAGTACAATCAGGACTAAAATGAATAATGAAGCGTTTGTATATCGGTTAACAAATACTACTAATGGGCGATACTATATTGGCTACCATAAAGGCGATGAAGACGATGGCTATATTTGCTCTTCTCGAAATTATGAATTCTGGGAAGATTTGCATAGCGATATTTTTACAAGAGACTTATTAAGATATGGCTCAAAAGAAGAATGTAAATTAGAAGAATCTATTTTATTAGCGGATTGTTTTTCTGACCCTAAATGTTATAACTTTTCAGATGGAAATGGTGGATTTTTACTTAAAAATAATTGGGTAGGCGTTCAAGTCCCCAGTAGGCTTTTAGTAGAAGCAGACGTAATCCCTGAAAAATATAAAACAAAAGAATTCATTTGGTATAAGAAAAATAAATATATAGAGTTAGGTTATAGGGGCATTAAAAAAGACGTAGACGATGCTCAAACATTTATCGGTAGAATCAAACTTAATATAAGACAATTTATACGGAAAATAACATGTCAATAACATTACATGAGGGACAGTCGCAGATTATAAGAGATATGTTTGTGGACCAATCCGTTCGCTACGCGGCGGTATGCGCTTCTCGAGGTTTTGGCAAGTCTTACCTTGCGGCCTGTGCGGCGGTCTTGGCTGTACAAGAATTAGTACAATTACCCGCTGATGTTCCAAACAAAAATGTATGCTTAATTTGCCCAACTTATCAGCAGGCTGTTGATATCTATTATCCTTTGATTGCTTATCAATTTGGAATGGAAGACTTCTGCGACAAATCATCCCAACATAGCGGCACTTTCTGGTTTCCTAATAATGTAGTACTTAAATTATGGTCATATGAAGCGTCCGAACGACTTCGAGGATCTGGCCAATATTTTGCAGTACTAGATGAGGTTACTACTTGGAGAGGAGCAGGTGGCTCTTTTAAAGAATCTTGGGAAAGTATTATACAGCCCTGTTTAACTACTCGTTGGTCTCCTGACAGAGCTAAAGAATTTGGAGCGCCCTCCCCGGGAAGGGCTCTTATTATTTCTACCCCTAAAGGTAGAGATTATTTTTATGATATGTTTAATTTTGAAGCAGTTGATAATAATTGGAAATCTTACCATTTTACATATAAAGACTCTCCTTATTTAGACGAAGAAGAAATTGAGAAAACAAAACATACTATTGACTTTTTTAAATTTAAACGAGAGTACGAAGCATCTTTTGATGAATCTGGTAACTCTGTATTTTATAATTTTAACAGAAAAGATCATGTAGATAAAACAATTATTGATTTTCAACCGGGAGAGACTGTTTACGCCTGTATCGACTTTAACGTTTCAATTATGGCGTGTTCCTTATTTGCTCTTAGGGGAAATCAAATGCAGTTTATTGAAGATTTTATAGGACATCCCGATACAGAATCCCTAGCAAAAACGCTACAAAAGCGTTTTGTACAAAAGGGACATGACGTAAAATGTTTTCCAGACCCAAGCGGTCGAGCTAGAAAGTCTTCGGCATCTGTAGGACGTACAGACTTTTCTATTTTGCAATCATATAATCTTGAAACTATTGCAAGAAGTAAAGCGCCTGCATTAATTGACTCTGTAGCGGCAGTGAATAGACAATTAAAAACCGCTAGTGGGCATGTCAATATGTTATTTCATCCCAGATGCAAGCACACAATTAAATCTATGGAACGAACTTCATGGAAAGAAAACAACCCAGATTCTGCTATGATTGATAAATCGGCGGGTGAAGAGCACCACTCCGATGGAGTAAGATACGCTACTGAGTATCTATTCCCAGTCACAAGCGGAACAAAGGTACGTTCCAAGCAATCACATAATTTTTAATAGGAGACTTAAATGGCTAATACAGCTACGTCTGCGAATCGTTCTAAATCTGTAGGAGATCCGCATCCCAAATACGAGTCGCTTAAGCCACTTTGGAGAACTGCAAGAGGAATTCTTAATGGCCAATCTCAAGTTAAAGAGTTAGACTCAATACTTGATAATTACGGCTTTAAAAATATTTTATTGCCCTTTTCTCCAAGCATGACTCCCGAGCAATATGCGTTTTATAGAGCAGAAGCAGAGCTTCCTGGGCTAACCGCACAATATATCAAAGTACTTATTGGAGGAATGCTCCGCAAGCAACCTGAAATTACACTACCAGAAAGCGCCCCTGAAGGCGCTCTAGATTGGCTTCGTAACTCATTTACCTCTTCAAATAATTCTATATTATCTTTTTTGGACGAAGCCTTGTTTGAGGAACTCCAAACTTCAAGAGCATGGGTAATAGTGGATTACCCTTCTGTACCTAACTATGACGCATTAAGCTTAGAAGAGCGTAAAATGCTTGCGCCTTACCCAGTGCTTTTAAACGCGGAATCAGTAGTAAACTGGAGAACAGGGGCTCATCCTCGTACTGGAAAAAATTGCTTACTCGCATTAGTTGTAAGAAGTTATGAGACAGTATATAGAGACAATCCTCTGCATCCAGACTATGTAGAGTGCGCCTATGTTCATAGAATAAATGAACAGGGAATTTATGTTGTTGATAAGTATGAGCTTAGAGCAGAGCAATCTGCTAATGTGAACTTTATTAACGGTGTTGCACAACAAGACTATGAAGTATCCGGTGGAATGCACGGTGCAAAAACTTCTAAAAATAATATGTGGCAAAAAGTTGCAACTTACGATCAAATTATGGCAAACAACAAATTGTTTGACTATATCCCAGCAGTCCCTTTAAATGGAAATATTGAAGGTGAAGAGCCTGTTTTAATGCCATTAATTGACAGAGAAGTAAGCCTCTACAACAAAGTGTCACGTCGTAATCATTTGTTATTAGGAGCGGCAACTTACACACCAGTTGTAATTTCAGATATGACAGACGATCAATTTGAAGATGTTGTTTCAGCAGGCTTAGGTTCTTGGATTAAAGTTCAGCAGGGCGATGATGTTAAGGCTCTAGAAACTCCCTCTCGTGCTTTACGAGATATGGAGTTGGTAATTCAAAACACTGTTAATGAAATGGCTCGCCTTGGAATAAGGATGATGGCCCCTGAAAGCGGAAGTGGCAGAGATTCTGGAGTAGCTCTAGAAATCAGAAACGCCGGACAATCTGCTTTACTAGCCTCAATTTCTACAAAAGTTTCACAACAAATGACTAAAATAATTTGTTGGATGTTAAACTGGAAGTATGGAACAGATTATAAAATGTCAGATATTACATTTAATTTAACACCTGATTTAAATCCAGCACCAATTGGCGCAGACTGGTTAAGGTTAGTTACAGAATGGTACACGGGTGGTCTTATTCCACGATCTGCATTTCTTGATATTGCTAAGGCAAACGATATAATTCATTCAGATTATGATGACATAAAAGGTCAAGAAGAAATAAATCAGGATGACATTATCATGGGAGGACTTGATCCTCAACCTCTTGATGATTTAATCAATGCTCAAGCAAAAGAGCCCGAAGTATTAACGAATAATAAAGACGAAGGAAAAGACAATGGTTGAAGTAAAAGAAACAAAAAAGAGAGGACGACCTGCAACTAAAGAAGTAGAAGCAGTAGTCTGTTCTGTCCCTGAGAAAGTAAAAATTCAAGAAGGCTTAGTTTCTAAAAGTGGTCTTTGGAAAGTTGTAGGCAAACGCGGTGATCTTTGGATTATCGCCCCTACCGAGAAACATACTAAAGCTTTCGGAAAAGTACCTATGACAGAAGAACAGCTTAAAGAACTATTTGAGGTGTAGTATGAGTGACTCCTTTTTAGAAGACGAATTTTTAGAATTGGAAGAAGTATCCGAAAGTGAGTTTGAGGAAGTAGTTGAAACTTTTATAGAAATTGATCACTCTAAAGAAGAAGGTCTTGTGACTGTAGGCGCTATTACTTCTTGTGGATACACAGTTACGGCTATTATAGACGAAAATCGTGTATTAATTAGTAACCGTACAACTGCAAAAGTAGTTAACAAGAGCGATATTGAAATCGTATAAATAACGGAGAGTTTTATGAGCATTAATGAAGAGCTTTATGATCGTATTGTAGACCATGCGGCAATGGTTCGATTGTTTGAAGAAAATGCTCAAACCGATGTTAAAAGAATAATTCGAAGACACAGAGAAAGACTAACTTCTGCCCTTAAAAATGCAGGAATTATTTCTAGAACCAAAACAATCGATTCTGTAATTAAACCAGAAATTAGAAGATTTTCTAAAGAACTAGATGGTTTTTTAGTTAATAGTGTGAAAGACTACGGAATTACAGAACTCGATTTTAACACCAATAATCTAGCAAAGTCGATCGGCGCATATGCAAATATAAGACGCCCGAAGGCAACTAAAGTCCTAGAAGAAATTGTTGGTGTTAACATCCGAGGAGAGGGAAACCTAAGCAGGCGTATCCAAGCTTTAGGCGCAGGTGAGTTAACTCGAATACAAACAAAAATAAACAACGGGTTAGCTAAAGGTTTTTCTAATGAGCAATTAAGAAATGAAATTGTTAGAACAACCCGCTTAACAGAAGCGCAAGCTAGCGCTCTCGTCAGAACTGCAATCACCAGAACGCAATCTACCTCTCAACTAAATTCATTAAAAGAAAATAGAGAGCTTATTAAAGGAGTGCGATTTACTGCAGTATTGGATAGTCGTACAAGTGCAATCTGCGCTCACCACGACGGCAAAGTGTATGATTTAGACGACACAAGATATACTCCCCCTTTACATTGGAGGTGTCGCTCTACATTGGTGCCTGTCGTTAAATCTCATAGTGAGCTATTAGCTAGTACCTCTCCGGATGTAAAAAAGAAAGTATTGGAAAAATTGTCAGATAGTCAAATTCTAGCGTTAAATAAAACGGTTCCTAGTCGAGAATCTTATGGAGAATGGTTAGCTCGCCAAACTCGAGAAGTAAAAATTCGACATTTTCAAGGAGATATCCAAAAAGTCGATCTTTTTGATAATGGTCAATTAACCTTAGATACCTTTGTTACAGCAAGTGGAAAGCCTCTCTCATTAACAGCGTTACGCCGTTTAGACAATAGAAATACAACTACTGCTCCAGTTAGACAAAAAGTTTTATCACCTACCGCAATTAATGCTTTAAACATTAATGCGTCCCGTCCTTCTACACTTATTCGTAATAAAAGTGTCGAAGAGGAACTTCGTCTTTTTTATCGAGCAGAGGCCGCTAATATCAATTCTTTGCTATCATTAACAGATTTCCGGGGAACTTCAATTCCCGGAAAAAGGACTAGTAGACGTAGAGCCAATAATCAATTTGATGAAAGAAATACGGGAATTGACCCCCTTACGGGTGAAATGAAATCTACACTTATCTACGAACCGGATTTCAAAGTATTTCAAGAGAGATTAGATTTACTAAATAATTCAAAAATATTATCTAAAGAACAAAAAAACTTTATTGAAAATTTTGTAATTTCTTTAGAGAATGATGGTCTTTCTATTAATCAACAGTCTGCTGTTATAGAGAACTTACGCCTCATATTCGAAAGATATGAAAAGGATAAAGTGCCTTGGGAAAATTTTTCAGCAGTATTAAGAGCAGAAATGAAAAATTCTGTTGTTAACACTTCTAGAATACTGGATAGGAGATCTAGAGCCAGATCCCAACTCTATAAGTTTGGAGAAGCAGGAACATCTGCTCAAATTCAAATATTTGGTAAGTGGACCGAATTTAATGATATCTCTAAAAGAACTCTTAAAAATCAAAGATTAGTTAGAGATTGGAGCGTTAACGAAGGCCTCCCAATTGCGAGAGCTTTATATTACTCTGGGAGATCTCCTTTAAGATCTTACTTTCCAAAGCCTCCCTCTAATTTGCCTAGTTTTAAAAAAGCGAAAAAGGCTCTTATTAAGGAAATAGAAAAACTTCCTTTTGGAAAAGCATTTATAAGAAAGTATAATGGAGAGCCTTCTGATTCTCTTATTACTAAATTTCTAAGAGAAGGTAGTGAAAGAAAAAGAAGATTTTTAGATTTAGAATGGTTTTATATTAAAAAGAAAGAAGACTTTATTCAAAAATCTATTACTCCAGAATTTGCAAAGCAAAGGATAAAACTACTATCTGAAATAATAGAAGATATTGCAACAGGAGAATCTACAGATTATGATTCACTTGCAATTAGGATTGGTAAAAAAATATATGAAGCTGAAAAAGCAGATGTAGATATATTTTTTAAAGCTCCTACAATACAAGATTATCATAAAATAGGATCAAATATATTACAAGGTTTAAAGGATCAAGGCAAAATAAAGGTAGGTCTTAGAGGATTAACTCGCAGAGGGGTTATTGATCTAGATTCAGGAAGACCCGGCTTAGGTACCTTTAGAGACACAATATCTCGAGAAGTACAAATTGTAGATCCTAAAATGCTAGAGCTTCAAAGAGCTAACAGAGAAATAGTTTATTCCCGAAGAATGGGTATTGTAGATGAAAGAGACCGTTTATATGTGAAAGCCGGATCTAAATATTTCTATGATGCTCGTGGTAATAAAACAAATATTAGTGTAATAACTAGAAAAGCCTCTGGTAATTACGAAAAAAATTTAATAGATAGCGACTTTGCTAACATGATAAATCATGCAATGGATTTTGAATGGGAAGTAGATAAAGACTTTGCATCCTTTTTTGATGATCTTGCTCATTTTAGGGATCCTAGAGGTAACGTTCAAAAGTATGATGAGCTAAATAGTTTTAGAAAAATTATCATACAGCGTGGAGAGCAAGGCGCGGGTATGTTACAAGCAATCAGGTGGCATCGGGTAAACAATACTCGGTGGAGAAATTGGGCACAAATTGACAGCAGAGGGCGGCTTTATACTCAAGGGTATTTACACCCTGCAGGTGGTGAATTTGTTCGACCATTTTTAAACACTGCTATTGCTAAAAACATTAACGAAGAAATACTAGATGAACTTAGAATACAACTAGGTACTCTAGTAGGAGAGGCTTTTAGCGTATTAACTAATCAAGGCAGATTAAATTCTTTTAGACAAAATGAAAAAGCATTTAGAGAACTTGGTGAAATTATGCTTTCACAGACTCAAAGAGATCGTAGAATACGAGAATTTCTTGAGCATCCGCTAGTACAATCAATAGAACCCGAAGAGGTCCCTAAACTAGCTAGATTTGCTTTGGAATATACACGTATCTATAATCACGTAGATGGCGATTTTTCTAATGTTAAAAAACTTAGAACTTATAAAACTCAACTAGCAAATGAAAACGATGCTTCAGCGTCTGGAGCACAGTTAATAGCTTTGTCCACGCGAGACCGTGCTCTTGCAGAAGCATCTAATGTTGTGGCCACAAACCGTAAAAACAGACTTTATGACTTAGTAGCAGAAAGAACTATTTCTGATCCTAGATTTAGAAAGATAAATCCAATAGGAAATAATATTGATTTTGGTGACTTAGCTAAAGGTGCAAAAGGCCAATCAATGGTTGCTTTTTATGGAGCGGGAAAGGCTACTCAAGCAGGTGCAATTGAGTCTAAACTCGCCAAGGTTTTATCAAAGAAAGGTTATTTAGTAATAACCAAAGATGAATTAAAACAATTCAATAAAGAAATAGATCTTAATATCGAAAAAGCAAAAGCCGATGGTGCTCTATCTGTGGTAGAGGATTTAAAGGTTTTTAAAAAAGAAGTAAACTATTCAATTAACAATAGCTCTCCTGTAGGGAACCAGCTTTTAGCGGCGGCTAAAGACTTACACCCGGATTCAGAAGAGTTTGTAAGAAAGCTGACCAACGCTCGTGGTGGGATTATTGGCCCTGAACAGTTTAAACAAACTGCAGAAATAATGTCTGGCCACTTAAGTGACATTGCTCCGGTTACGGAACGATTTGTTGCTTATTGGAAAAAAGTTGCGACTACTTACATTACTGAATCTCAAGAGGTAGATATCCCTTGGTATACAGTTGATGGTAAAGTATTATTTCAGCGATATCGTCCTACAGTTCAAGACAGGATTGAATTTATAGACCCTGTCACTGGTAGAAAGGTATCAAATATCTACGAAGACTCAATTACTGACTCTAGATTTATTGGAAATCAGTCAATTATCGGCGCTCGTAGTGGTTTGGGAGTAAATGGCAATCATATGAATGATGCTAGTATTGTTCGGAGATTTCATCTCTGGGGTAGAAAGAACAATATTAATACGGCTACAATTCATGACGGATTTTTTACAAATCTAGCCGATTCCTTAGCGGCAAAGCAAAGATTGAGAGAAATCTATGCGGATGCAGTTGAGGCAGATACACTCTTAAACACCCTCAAAGAAATGAGGAAAAGAGGACTTTCGGAAGAATCGTATTTAGAACTAATTCAATTAGCGATTGACGAAGGTTTATTAAACCCCAAAGATGGCATAACTGCTAAAGAAATACTTGCCCCTATCCCAGAAGGATGGGACTTCTATGGCATTGGGCCTTAAACAAAACTCTTATTAATAACAGAGCTGTGCTCTAAAAACTTTATAGTCTGTGACTAGGAGAAACAAAATGGAAAATGATAAAAATACTGATGTAGAACTTGAAAAGAAAGAACAAAAGGCGGGAGCTACCCCTTCTCAGGAAGAACTTTCTAAAATTGTAGAAAGCCGAGTAGCCGAAGAGCTTGCTAGTATCAAAGAGAAACTAAACAGTGCTTATTCTGCTCGTGATGAAGCTGTTAGAAAGGCAGTTGCTTACGAAGAAGAAAAGAAAGCATTACAAATCTCTAGATTAGAAGAAGAAGGCAAGCACAAGGAAGCCGCTGACATTAAGCTCGCAGAGTTAACTGCTCGACTCTCAGAAAGAGATAAGCAGATTACTGAACTTACTCGCGATAGTGTAGTAAGAGAAGCTCTCCGTGGCTTAGACTTCCGTAACGATACTGCGGCAGATTTCGCGTATCGGGATGTTGTATCTCAACTGACTCAAAATGAGAATGGTCAGTGGGTACACCGCACTGGCGCTTCTATCAAGGACTTCATTGACACTTTCCGTAAAGACGAAGATAAAGAGTTTTTGTTTAGACCGAAACAGTCCTCTGGAGTTGGGCAACAAACAAATCAGGCTCCCACCGGAGGTTTTGACTCTAACAAACCACTATCTGAAATGAGCGTTGAGGAATTGATGGCGGCGGCAGCTGCTGGACATATCGGAAACGATCATAAGTGGATTTAATCACTTTATAATTTCTGGAGACATTTAAAATGGCAATCTCTTCAAGTGCATTTGGCACTCTTAACAAAGCAATCTCAGCTTATACTGATGAAATGTACACTCGTGCTAAAAAGCTCGTAGGTACTCAACTTGTAGGTACTGAAGCTCAAATTAACGCTAACGGCGAAGACTTTATTGGTCAGGTTCGTTTTTACAAGCCACTTGGCAATTATGCAGTTGGTGCAACTGGCGGTTCTGCAGAAGACGTAACGGGTTCTACTAATGCAGTTGTTAACGTAGCTTCTCAAAACGAAGACTATGGAAAGACCACTAACATTAGCACAGAAGTACAGACTTACATCAAGACTGTCCGTACCCATGGCGCTAATGAGTACATGGTACAAAGCGTAATTTCTGGTCAAGACGGACTTTCTAAAATCGCTCGTGATTTTGCTGAAACTCGTGCAGAAGACGAAGATCAAGCGCTTCGTGCTTGCTTGACTGGCGTTATGAACGCAGAACTTAAAACAGCTAACGATCTTGCACCTACTGCTTACAGTGATGCATGGGTAGGTAACTCAGTTGATGCAGACCCTTCAAAAGCTTTCGGTTATGTAGCCGCATCTTCTGACACAGTTGGTACTGGTTCAGGTCTTGAGCCTCTTGTAGACCTTACTCAGTCTTCTCCCGGTCGCCGCGTTGAGCACATCATTCGTGCTATGGGCGCATGGTCTGACTACGCACCTGATTTTGTATACATGGTTGTATCACCCGATACCTACCTCGATATCAAAGTTGCTAACCTCGTAGATGACGAGCGTGTAACAGATGGCAATATCTCTTTTGAAACTCTGCTTGGCGGTGTAATTCGTGTAATTGTTTCTCGTAACTTTGGCCAAGGCCTTGGTACTGTAACTTACGCGGCTCTGTCTGGTTCAACTGAAATTAGCACTGCTAAAGTATCTTACATGATGCTTCCTTCTTCAATGTTTATGTCTATGGTTAGTGTACCTAACCCTGTAGCGGTTGACCGCAACGAAGGCGTAGGCATGGGATCAGGCCGTACTACTGCTTGGTACCGTTGGGGCTATGTAATGCATCCTCGCGGCTACAGCTTTACTGGCACTCAAACTGCATTTGCAACTAATGCGGCACTTGCAGGCTCTGCGGGAACCCCTGCATGGGATCGTAAAGCAGACATTCTTAACCTCGGCATTCTGCCTATTTTCCACGCTTAATTATCTAAGGAGTAACTGAAATGGCATTTATAAAAGGTGTTAATTCTTACGTAACTCTAAACGAAGCCGACAGTTACTTCGATGATCGCTTGGACGTTAACTCATGGTTAAATGCAACTAGAGATATGAAAGAACAAGCATTGGTTACTGCAACTTATATACTGGATGAATTGCGTTGGCAAGGGCAAACAGTAACCGCAGATCAAAACTTGGCTTTCCCTCGTGCTGGATCTTTCAGAGATTCCAGCCGAGGCTCTAGTGCTAACTTTTCCTCTTATACTTTTGTCACTACGGATGAAGTAGAAACCGAGTTAGATCGGGATTTGCGTCTCTTAAGACGTGCTACTTATGAACTTGCTCATCATTTGCTTTCAAATGAAGGGCTTTTAGACAGAACAGGTGACGTACAGGATATTAAAGTAGGTTCTATTAGTTTAACAAAAGTTACTACTGCATCGGTATTTCCTAATACTATTAAAAAGATAGTGTCTCCGATGTTAATAAACGGTGGAACTCGTTACTGGCGAGGGTGGTAATTATGTCACTTCGTGGAACGATTGCTAAGGCTGTAGATACTGCTTTTAAGGCAGTTGGTGACTTAGCGGAAAATGTAATTCTAAAAACTACTTCTTCAAGTTCTTATGATTTTTCTACAGGTACAGTAAACGCACAAATTACAGAAAGTACAGTGCGAGCTATAATACTATACGCAGATCAAGATCCTACTACTGCAGAAGTTTTATCTCCTCGGAAAGAGGTTTTAATTAAAGAAACAGAATTACCAGACCCTAAGCTGTTTGACACAGTACTTATAAACGATAAAACACATTCTATACTATCCTATAAAGTAGAACCCGGATTAGTAACTTTACTAGTTACGGAGGCTTAAATGTCAAAGTATGAAAATATACTGTTTGATGTTGAAAGTCCTTTTGGCAATTCAACATGGACAGCTAACAACATACCTGCGTTTCCTTCAAACTATGCAGTACCTGCTAATACTTCTGAGTTTGTTAAAATTGAGGTGCTACCCTTGCGTAGCAATAGCGACTATAACAGGTTTGGAATAGAAGGTAAAATTTTTATACAAATTTATGTTCAAGCGAATAAGGGCGTAAAACGCCTAATGGAAATAGCAGATTTACTAGACAATATTCTACAAAATAAAACACTAACGAACGGTACTCAAACTCGTTCGAGTTCGCTACAGGTTTTAGGAATTGACAGGGATAACCCTGAATTATTCCGAGGTGATTATATTGTAGATTTCTTATTTTACAATTAATTTATTAATGAGGTTAAAAAATGGCTCATATTACTTCTATTGGTGCGGCCAAGTTCACTACTTTGGACTACGTACCTAACACTGCAAACGATGCAAATAGCAGTGCGGCTACTTTGCATGGTCTTTTTGTATCTAACAGCGCAACGATCCTTGCTACTAACAGTGCTACTGATGAAACAGTAGAAGCCGCAGTAGTTCATGTTGGTGACATTCGTGAGTTTCCTACTTTGGGTACTCCCGCTAACATCGTTAACGTCCCTGTTTACGGTCAAGCATCTAGCTCACAAGTAGTTGGTCAATCTGACGCTCCTACTTTGGAGTTCACTCTGAACTACGTTCCTGCTGATCACGCTCAGATTGACGTTCTACGACGCAATGCAACTCGTCTTTGCTTCCGTGTTCGTATTGCAGATGCTGACATCGCAGTAGACGCTAACGGCACTATGACTGCAGATAATGCAGATAAGTTTGCTGACTTTTACTTCTTTGGCAAAATTGCTTCATTTGAAGTAATTCCTTCGCTGAGTGATTCACTTCAAGCTACTATGTCTTTGGCTATTGAAGGTGACTTTAATGGTCCATTCAGCCTAGAAGCTGATGTAAGCACTTCTACTTACGCTCTACCTGCGTAAATAGAGATAACGAGGGGGCGCTTTGCCCTCTCGATATTTTATACAGGATAATAAAATGACAGAAAAGAAACCACCATTTGATAAATCTTTTGTATTACAAACTACTTTAAGAAATATGAAAAAAGATATTGATTTTAGTTCACGTAAAACTTTTGATCGATACAAAGATTTTAATGATACACAAAATACTGAAGATGGTATTAAAAGACAGGAAATTTTTGAAACTCTAGATGTTCTTAATAAAATGCATAAACTTCTAGATGATTTCCAAGATAACAATCAACATTTGTTTGATAAATAAGATAAGGTTAATAATGAAAATGAAAGAATTTTTAGGAAAACAATTTACAAAAAAAGTACCCTTTATGGGTGAAGAAGTTGAAATTAAGGTATTAACTGTTGGTGCGGCTCGTGAAATTGAAGACATGACTAAAAAGTTGAACAAGCTACCAGAAGAAAAAAGAGACAACCTTGATCTTCTTCGTAAAGTAATTAGAATGGCGGTTATCGGAGCTGAAGAATTAACCGATGAAGAACTAGATAGTTTTCCCATTTCAGAGCTTACAGCGCTATCTCAAGCAATCATGGGTGTTAGCAGTGAATCGGGAAACGTATAAGTTCAGCAGATTTGTTTTTATATGAACTTGCATTTCACTTAAAAATTCCAGTTTATCAAATATTAGCAGAAATGCCAGCTCAAGAATTAAATAATTGGGCTTTATACCTAGAAGCACGTCCTATAGGATGGCGAGAAGACAATAGAACTTCAATGCTACTAGGTGCTCAAGGGGTAAAGAAAACAGGGCCAGAAATATTCCCTACTTTAAGACAAATAAAAGATTGGGATGCAAAACGATCAGACGAAGAAGCAATGAAACAAAGCTTTAGGCGTTCTCCTTTTGCAGCACTATTAGAAAAAGCACACAAAAGTAAGGAAAAATAACTATGTCTATTTCAGTTAGACTTAGCGGAGCTAAAGAAACTAGAGAAGCTATTAACAAAGAAGTTATACAGGTGTTAAATACTGTTCAAAGAGCTTCTGCTTTTGCGGCTGTAAGTGACTTAGTTAATGAAACCCCTGTAGATACGGGACGAGCACGAGGTTCGTGGTCATTAAACAAAACTAAAAACTTAGTTGACACCGAAAGTAACGGGAATTCGTTACCAGTAACATTAGGTCCAATACCGAACGATGTCATTGAAACACTATACATCACAAACGGTACGCCTTATATTCAACAATTAAATGCGGGGTCTTCTCAGCAAGCCCCTCCCCGTTTCGTAGAAAAAACCTTAGCCAAATATTTTTCTACTTCAGGTGGAACCTTTGTAACAGTTAAATAATTTAAAGCCCCTATGGTGCGTTCGGTATACGAACTCAAAGCCTTAGGGGTTTTTTTACAGGAGAATTAAAGATGGCTTTAGAAATTGAAATCCGTAGTAATTCTAAACAAGCGGAAGCCAACCTTAAGAAAATTCTGAATGCGATTGACCAACTTCCCGAAAGTGCTAAACGTGCTGATAGTCAACTAAAGAATGCCTTTTCTAACTCTTTTTCAGGATTAGAAAAATCTGTTAAAGAGCAAAATCGCGAGATTTCAAGATTTTCTACTCAAATTGGAAGAGACTTAGGAACGTTAAACGCATCTGTAGATAAAACTACAAAATCGGTAGATGCCGCCACAAAAGGTATTACAAATTTTATAAAAGTAACTAGTGTTGCTTTTACAGGTTTACTAGCGGCAGGTGGAATAACTAGCATCAGCTCACAGTTTACTGAGCTAGGTAATAGAATTGCGCTAGTAACTGGCAGAACTAGTCAGTTATCAGCGGTTCAAAGCAAATTATTTTCTGTTGCTCGTAGATCTAATAGTACATTAGATTCTACAGTAAACCTGTTTTCCAATTTAGCTCTAAATACCAATTTATCTAATAAAGAAGCAGTCGAACTTACAGAAACCCTATTGAAGGCTAGCAAAATCGGTGGTGGTTCTGTTGACACTATCAACTCTTCAATAATTCAGTTAAACCAAGGTTTAGCCTCGGGTACTCTTCGAGGTGAAGAACTTAATTCAGTACTAGAAGGTTTACCAAGAGTTGCAAAAGCAATTGCTGATGAGCTTGGCGTAGGAATTGGAAAATTAAGAGAATTAGCGGCTCAAGGTAGAATTAGCACAAGCGTAGTACAAAGAGCACTAGTTAATACAAAAGACTCTATTGACAATGAGTTTTCATTGCTAGTAGTAAGTTTGAAAGAAAGTATTTCTAATGCTGGTAGAGAAATCGGTATTGGTCTTAATGCTATTGGGGATGTTCTATCTACCGGGGGTCTAAGTAAATTTGTAGATTCTTTTGGTAAAAAGTTTGGAGATTTTTTAAAAGGCTTAGCCGTTCAGCTAAGGGCTTTACAAACTGAGTTTCTTTTATTTAGGTTAAATTTTGATAACATTTTTTCTGATGCAGGAAATAAAGCACTTGATAAATTTAATAAATTAGTAGATGGTATTAATAATACAACTAGAAAACTAATAAACAGTACTCGGGAAGTAAAAAACTGGGCAACAGGGTTTACTAAGGTCTTTCAAGACCTTTATATCGAAATTGTAGGAAATTCTATATACCCAGATATGGTAGACGGGGTAGTAGACGAAACTAAAAAACTAGATAGCGCCTTATTACAAGTAAATAAATTTGTAAATTCATATAAAAAGGAGTTTAAGGGTCTTGGAGAAGAAGTCCAAAAGGAATCTGCCTTTTCAGCTATTTTTGGAAATTTACAAAAAACTATAAGAACAATAAAAGTAAAAACTAAAATTGTTCTTAATACAATTTCGGCACAAATCATAGATAATGCGGCTATTTTATTAGCAGGTGCGTTTTTAACGGGGTTTGCCGCATTAGTTGCCGCAGGAGGTCTAAGCGCGGGATTAGGTGCTAAAATAGCAACAGGTTTTATAGGTGCCGTTGGTGCGTTTTTCGCGGGATTTGCCGCTAATTTTGATACTGATAGAGCAAGTAGTTTTTCAGGGCCTGTAGAGGAAATTCTTAGAAACCAGACTAATGTTTTATTAACAATAGCGGATGGCATTTCTTCAGTAGTTTCATTAGTAACAAAAATCATTCCTTCTAGTTTTGCTACACCACAAATTGGAAATATTCCTAGTATATCCTTAGAAAAGGCATTAAACTTTTTAGCAGACAATATAATTGCACTTGTAGTTACACTTCCTATTTTAATAAAAACATTAAAAACAGTATTTGCTGGAGCAGGATCAGGAAGCTTACTTAACCCGCTAGGCGGTTTAACTTCTAGCCTAGGACAACTTTTTGCAGATATAAACACACGAAGGCTTGCTCAAGGTCCAATTTTAGCACTTCAATCTCAAACTCAACTATTGGAAGCAGAGCTAGGTGGATTAAAGGAAGCAATAAGAGGACAACGTTTAAGACTGCAAAGCGAACTAAGTTCAAGCTCTGGAAATGCTGTTAGGCAAAGACAAATTCAAGAAGAACTAATTCGTCTTGATAATTTAGAATCAAGTGAAACTAAAAAGCTTATAACCCAAATAAGAGAAAATCAGAAAAAACTAGCAATCAATTCTCAACTTTTAGAGGGCCCTGTTAGCCGTTTGAAAGATGCTGTTTCTAGGGCAGTGATCGGTTTTGGACAGCTTGTCGGCGGTATCGGTGCCACTGTAGGCTCCTTTATAGGGGCGGGTCTTGGTGTTGAAGTAGGAAGAGAATTGGGCCTAAGCTCCGGTGAAACATTCTTAGCAGTTGTTCTTGGAGGACAAATATTTTCAGCGGCATTTGGAATTGCAGGTCAAGTTTTAGGTCAAGTAGCGGCGGCAAGCCTTCAATTATTTTTAATTCCTGCATTAAGTAATGTATTTAGAATAGGATTACTTGTACCTCTTCGGTTGCTTTTTGTTGCAGGTGCAAATATATTTTCTACATTATTGTTAGGTAGTATAAGTAGACTATTTTTAATTATACCTCGAGTAACTGCGCTGGCAAGTGCGGCGATGCGTAGTGCTATTATAGCAGCTCACGCTATTGGTGCAGTTGCACTAAGAGCGGCTATTATTGCAGGATCTATTGCGTCTTCCGCTATTCAAGCGGGTGCTTTTTTCTTATTAGCAAATGCAATACCCATTGCAATAGGTGCGGCAGTAACTGCTTTATTAACTTACGCATTTAGTGATGATAGCATATTTGCAAAGGCAGGACAAGCGCTAGGCTCTGCTATATATGACGGCGTACAATGGGTTAAACAATTAGGTACCGATATTGGCAGTGCTATATATGACGGGTTTACTTGGATAGCAGATGTAGGTGAACAAATAGGGGAAGCTATTGGTGATACTATTTCTAAATTAAACCCTTTGAATTGGGGTTGGTTTAGATCAGATACCTCCTCAGATACCTCCCCTGTTAAGAAAGCTTCTGGAGGTTCAGTCTGGGGCGCAGGCACAGGCACTTCGGATTCAATACCTGCAATGCTTTCTAATGGTGAATTTGTAGTTAAGGAATCTTCTGCTAAAAACAATAGAGGTTTATTAGAGCATTTAAATAACACAGGGCAATTACCCGGTTATGCTAATGGAGGCTTAGTCGGAGCATTAAAAGGGAAAGCTTCTGGTGCAAAAGAAGAAGCTATGATATTGGCTTCTTTACTCAAAGAAAATTTTGAAGCAACAGCCGCCTTGAGACCTTCTTCAGTTTTAGATAACTTTCTTTCTTTTGCAGGGCCTAGCTCTTTAAAGAGAGCAGGTGCTTTATTAGGTTTAACAGCTAGAACTGGTGGTGACAAAGAGGGTCTACTTAAAGCGCTCAATGTTAAATACGATGAAAATAAGGCATTAGCCGGTTTAGGTTTTGATATAAGCCAACTAGCACTCATGGCTCAGTTTGGAAAATTTCCAAGAGATTATTATCACCCAATAATGTCAAACGCTATATCAAACTTAGCTGTTCAAGCGGGTTTATTTGGTGCTATAGGTACTTTACTTGCACCTTTTGGATTAGCGGTTGGCCCTGCTTTAGGAGCAATAGCTACGGTAGAAAGATTAACTCAGCTTTCTGCAGGAGATTCTAAAGTAAAGGCTAGATTAGAAGGAACGGGTAAAAATACTCTAAGTTCTGCATTTGCCAATGGAGACTATGAATACTTAACAAAAGCAATTGGATTTTTAGGTGAACTATCTGCACCTTTAGTTGATGCCGTTATAACTAAACCTCTTGGTAATCTTTTCTTAGATGATATAATGGAAAAATTTGCTAAGTTTGTCGGATATACGGGTAAAGAGCAGTCATTAGCTTTACTAGGCTCTTTCTTAAATGCAGATTCTAGTATCGTAGGTAAAGGTTACCGGAAAATAAACGATAACTCCGAAAGCTTTTTACTTAATAACCCAGAAATGAAATTTGTTTATGATTTTATATCTGGCTATGCTTCTGGTGGATCAGTATTTGGCCCTGGAACTGCTACTTCTGATTCTATTCCTGCTATGTTGTCTAATGGTGAATTTGTAGTTAAAGCCTCTGTAGCTAATCAACATAGAAGCGCCTTAGAACAATTAAATATGACTGGAAAATTGCCAAGGTTTAGTTCTGGAGGTAGTGTAGGTTCTTCAAGTAGTGTGGGCTCTAGCGTAGCTACCGGCTTAACTGCTATTTTTGAAACTTTAAGTAAAACTTTAAAAGAGCTTTTAGGTGAAGAAAACTTTGAAAAGCTTACTGGAGTTTTAAATAGTTTTAAAGAGCTAATTTCAAAAGGACTTGCTGGCTTTGGAGGAAGTGCGGAGCCTAGCGCAAATGCAAATATAACTAATATTGAACAATTTGCTAGCGTTATAAAAGGGCTAGACCTAGGAGTAAATCTAGACGGTGAAAAATTACTTAGTACTTTAGAAAAAGATGCTAATTTAACTCAGAGACTGTTGAGATTAAACCAAAGTAGAGCTAAGGTTCAAAAAGAAATATTAGCGGCGGGCGACAGCGCTAGTTTAGAACTGACTAATCAGCTTGCTGTATTAAATTCGGATATAGTAAGAGAATTAGGAGAAATCGTAATTCTTACCGAAGAGCTAATTGATAACGGAAAACAACAAATAGCGGCTATTGATGAACTTGCTAAAAATAGTTTACAAAGCTTTAAAGGAGATGTACAAGGTGGCCTTACTGGCCTTCTAAAAGGTGATATCGGCTTAGAAGAGTTTGGTAAAGGTATTTTAGACTCATTTACGGATAATGTATTAGGAACAGTAGCCGGTGGAATCACTGAGGGAATATTTAATACTGAAGACGGAGAATTATCCGGTTTTGGTGCTACCCTTGAAAACCTGTTTACTGATCTAGGCTTAGGTGGTTTTGGAATTGGTGAAGTAGTAGGTGCCACACTTTCCGGAGGAATCGAATTAGGTGCTTCAGCGGCTAATCCTATGTTCGTCAAAATTGTAGAAGCTTTTGATAGCTTTAACCCCGGTGGCGATGTCAATGAATTTGGAATTGGACCCGGTGCAGATGTTGGCCTGTCAGACGAAGAACTGGATGACCTAGGTATAGGCAATGTCGGTGAAATGATGGGCGGGACTCCTACTGAAGAAGCAGGAGAAAAGGCGGCAGGGCCCTTCGGAACAATTTTTGAAAAGTTTACTGGTAAAATTAGTGGAATCTTTGATGGTCTTACTGGAAACCTTGGTGGTATTTTTGATGGTTTACTTGGTGGCTTAAGCGGTGCATTTGATGGTCTGATGAGCCTGTTTAGTGGAGGCGGTGGAGGTGGCGGCCTTGGAGGCTTGCTTTCTAGCTTTGCTGGCTTCTTCAATGATGGCGGCTTAGTTCCTGGAGGAGGTCCTAAACCGGCTATAGTTCATGGCGGAGAAATGATTCTAAATTCACGACAACAAAGTAATTTGTTTGGTCAATTAGACAAAAATATGCAGTCAAACAGCCAACAACAAAGCATTAGCATCAATGTCAACGGGGATATCTCCCGTCAAACTAAGAAAGAAATCTTTACTATGTTACCTCAAATTGCAAATGGTGTTAACCAATACAATGTTGAGAAAAATAATTTTTAGGAGAAATAAATGGCGGCTTATCAATTTGAAGGTCAAGATATAGTCGCCCCTTTTCGAATTACCTCTAACGAACCTGTTTTCTCTTCGGATACTGTATCACTCAAAATCCGAAGGGTTAAACAGGGGGCACAAAGATGGGAACTCGAATTTGGGGTTACAATGACTGATGCTTCCAGTTTTCTTGCAGACACAGTGAGTACTTTTGATACTACGACTACAATGGAAATGCCACAACTTAATGTTCGTGGAGAAACTATTTCTTCTGGAACTTCAACAAGTACTGTTTCAACTAGTGGTGATCATGGAACAAATGATTCTACAATTGCGCTTACTGGTTCAAATGGTACTATTAATAAAGGACGTTTTGTTAAGTTTGCAAATCATAACAAGGTATATCTTGTAACAGCAACTTATAATGGAACAGGTACCTTAAACATTTATCCCGGATTACGGCAAGTTGTCCCGGGAGGTACTCAGCTTCAATACTTAGATGGCACTGTAACCTTTACTGCTTATCGTGATATTACGAATATTAGCGGTATTATATTTACTGACGGAGTTTTATCCGAAGCTGGAACTATTAACTTAATCGAGGCTCTTTAAAATGAAAAACACTCCTGCATCAATTGTATCAGGGTTAGTTAATGACTTAGCAGAACCCTATTTAATATTAGATCTGGAGTTTAGTTCAGGTACGGTTAGGCTGACAAATCTTCCTTATAACGTTAGTGTTGGTGGTAACACTTACGTATCAGACGGGGGGTTAACTCAGTTTTCACCCCCTCAACTTACTTCAAGTATAGATCGAGAAACATACCGGATTAAACTTACAGATTACCAAAATTTTTATAAAGATGAATTTGAAACAAACGCAGTTGGCACTCCTGTTACTGTAAAACTAGGTATTGTAGGAAATACAACAGATTTTGACATTCTTTATAAAGGTAGAATAGATGCTACTTTTATTGAAACAAATCCAGCAGAAGGCTCAAAAAATGCAATTCTAGAGTGTTCCTCTCCTTTTGGAGCACTAGATAGAACTGCAGACAGACGAACAGACAAAAACACTCAGCGTTTGATAGACAGTACTGATTCTTGTTTTGACAGAATTTACAATAATGAGAATACAATTCAATTAAGGTGGGGTAAAAAAGCATGATTTTATCGATAATAATTGCAGTTGTCTCTACCATTTATTCTTATACACAATCAAGGAAAGCTAAAAAGAGAGCAGAACGAGAAGCTGAAAAAAGAAAAGGATTTGAATTAAATACAAAAGGAGAGGCGCGAGCACTTCCGATTGTATATGGAAGATCTAAAGTAGGTGCTACGCTAGCAGATGTTACTGTTAGAGGTAGTTATACCCATACGAGTAGCACAGGGTCAGACGGTACAGCTTGGGTGTATGGCCTGTCTCAATCGAAAAGTCCTAAAAAGAATAAAAACGAATTTCTTGTAGCAAATTATGCTATATGTCAGGGTGGAATTAATTCAGTTAACTTTTTAGAAGTAGATGATGTTGATTACAATAATTCAGAATTTCAAAAAGATGGAAAAGGCGGTCATAGAATTGTAACACACACAGAAGGTGGAGTTGCAGACCCTATGACCTCAACTAACGGTCTACGTTCTGACTCTAAATTTACAGATTGCGCTTTTGCGGGAGCTGTATTTTATTTAAACAGGGATGATCCCCAATATTATCAAATCCCTGATCTTACGTTTTATGTAGAAGGATTAAAAGTAGCTTCTGTTACAGAAAGCAATGGGGTTTACAGTTATAATCGAAGTGGAACAAGACTATACTCTAACAACCCTGCATTAGTTCTTTTAGACTACCTAACTGCTCCCTATGGCGCAAACTTATCTATAAATGATGTAGACTTAGAATCTTTTTATAATGCAGCATTAATTTGCGATACACCTGTAAATCCTGCATTAGGTCTAGGTCCTATTAAAAGACAAGGTAAAATTTGGGAAAATAGATTAGGTTACACCGCCTTTACTAACGATGGTGAAGATTATGTTGTTATCAGCGATGATATTGCAACAGCACACACTGGAGACAGTATTGGTTTTGCTACAAGTGAAACATACGGCTATTATACCTTCAATGCATCTGACGTTTATTACGATGTAAATAGTAATGAATATAGAATAGACACTGCTGATATTGTGCCTGTAGGAAGTTCTAGTATTACCATTAATACACAGCTATTTTCTGGCCAAATTAGTTCTTTTTGGGTTAACGCAGAAACAGTTGCAGACTCTTTACCCTTGTATGAGTGTAACACTACGTTAGACCCTTCTGTTCCTATTAGAGATAATATAGATGACATTTTGTTCTCTATGGGAAATGCAGATTTAGTTTATTCAGAAGGTAAATACAAGCTTAACCTTTCTTATTTTGGTACTCAAACCGAATTAAGAAATGACGCAACTAATACTTTAATTATTACAGATGACATTCTTAAAGTCTCTGAAATAAAAATTACTTATCCTAGTATTCAAACACGATTAAACCAGTGTATAGTTAGATACAGTAATGAGCAAGAAGACTTTAAAAGTGCTACAGCAACTTGGCCACCTACTGGTTCTGCAGTACATAATACATATTTAGCAGAAGATCAAGGAATTGTTTTAAATACTTCTCTTTCTGCAGAATCTATTACAGACCCCTATCATGCTACTGCAAGGGCTGAACAAACAGTAAGAGAATCTAGACGTGCAGTTATTTATGAATTCGAGATATTCGCAGAGGGCTATAAATTAGAACCCGGAGACCATATTCGCTTTAATTCTGTACTTAATGATTTAACTTCTATAAATGATATTGCGCTTGTCAGATCTGTTTCATTAACAGAAAATATGACTGTAAAGGTTGAAGCCGTTAAAGTAAATGCTACAGATTTAGCGTGGAATATTGCAGACGAAATACTAAGTGACTATCCCGGACATGAAGATTTTTCAGTAAGTCCGGTTACATTAACAAATAGTGCAATTGCAGAAGCGGACTTATCTGACGCTTCAGTTTATGGATATTATGTTAATCCTGAAGAGTACTCTATATTCTTAAGATGGCCAGAGGCAGATAACTCTTCCTTATTTGATCATTACGAAGTAGAAGCTCAAATTGGAAATACTTCCGATGATTTGTGGTTTGGAATCGGCACTACGCGGAATGAAAACTTTACCTATATTCCGGGAAACCCTGCGGATTCTATATACTTTCGAGTTAGAGTAACAAACCAAAATGGAAGAAAATCGTCATGGTCTAATTTTGTAGGACCTGTTAGTATTTTAATAGAAGCCGCCGCAGGCGTTACGGGTCAGTACGATACTTCTGCAATTATTTACCAACAACAGGCAAATGGCGCTTATACCGCTACAGATAGCAACACTGTTTTTGAAGTAAGAAAAAATTCTGTAGTACTCGAAAGACAAGATTACGATCCAGTAGGTACTCTAGCAGATAATAAATGGTGGGTTGTTTCTGTTAATAATAGCGGTACTTTTAACATTACTGAAACAGCCTTTAATGCAGGAGATAATTTTCTTGCGTTAGATACTAATGCTTTTAGTGTAGACGGTCGTATTCAAACTACTGTAGAAGTCAAATTACCTAGACTAAATGCAACTTCTTATGACTTTTATCTTCCTGTTTCTGGTGCAAAATATGGAACTAAGGGGGATATAGGTGAAAAAGGGGACACTGGAGAAAAAGGCCTTAAAGGACAGGGCGGTGACAAAGGTGTCAAAGGTGTTCAAGGGCAACAAGGTCAAAAAGGCGAACTTGGAGAAAAAGGTACTAAAGGTACAACTGGCCAAAAAGGTACAACTGGTGACAAAGGTACCCAAGGCGATAAAGGTCTTAAAGGCAGCCTAGGCGAAAAAGGTGACGCAGGCCAGAAAGGCGATACTGGTGACAAAGGTACTACCGGTGACAAAGGCGTTAAAGGCATCCAAGGTGTTAAAGGCGACGCAGGTCAAAAGGGAGCTACTGGCGATAAAGGTGTAACCGGAGATAAAGGCGACGGCGGTGACAAGGGTATTAAAGGAGCCCAAGGTGTTAAAGGCACTACAGGCGACCAAGGTCAGAAGGGCAGTGCTGGTACTAAAGGTGCGCAGGGCGACAAAGGCTTAAAAGGACTTGCTGGTACCAAAGGCGACCAAGGTGATAAGGGTTCCACTGGCGATAAAGGATCTACTGGTGACAAGGGTGTTAAAGGCATCCAAGGTGTTAAAGGGGATCAAGGTCAAAAAGGATCCACTGGAGACAAAGGATCCACCGGTGACAAAGGTGTCCAAGGTGTCCAAGGCGTTAAAGGTACTACAGGTCAAAAAGGTGCTACAGGTGACAAGGGTGCTACCGGCGATAAGGGTACTAAAGGTATCCAAGGCGTTAAAGGAGCTCAAGGTCAAAAAGGCAGTACTGGCGATAAGGGCCAAACCGGCGATAAGGGTACTAAAGGTATTCAAGGCACTAAAGGCGATCAAGGCGAAAAAGGTACATTAGGCCAGAAGGGCCAAACAGGTGACAAAGGTGTCAAAGGTATTCAAGGCACTAAAGGCGACCAAGGCGAAAAAGGTACATTAGGCCAAAAAGGCCAAACCGGTGATAAAGGTGTCAAAGGTATTCAGGGTACCAAGGGTGACCAAGGTCAGAAAGGTACTACTGGACAAAAAGGCCAAACTGGTGACAAAGGTGTCAAAGGTATTCAAGGCACTAAAGGCGACCAAGGCGAAAAAGGTACATTAGGCCAAAAAGGTCAAACCGGTGATAAGGGTATTAAGGGTATTCAAGGCACTAAAGGCGATCAAGGCGAAAAAGGTACATTAGGTCAAAAAGGTGATCAAGGTCAAAAAGGTGTTACTGGTGATAAGGGCACTAAAGGTGCTTTAGGTCAGAAAGGTACTCAAGGCCAAAAAGGTCAAACTGGTGACAAAGGTACTAAAGGTATTCAAGGCACTAAAGGCGATCAAGGCGAAAAAGGTACATTAGGTCAAAAAGGTGATCAAGGCCAGAAAGGTGTTACTGGTGATAAGGGCACTAAAGGTGCTTTAGGTCAAAAAGGTACTCAAGGTCAAAAAGGTCAAACTGGTGACAAAGGTACTAAAGGTATTCAAGGCACTAAAGGTGACCAAGGCGAAAAAGGTACATTAGGCCAGAAAGGTGATCAAGGCCAAAAAGGTCAAACGGGTGACAAAGGTACTAAAGGTGCTTTAGGTCAAAAAGGTACTCAAGGTCAAAAAGGCCAAACGGGTGATAAGGGTACTAAAGGTATTCAGGGTACTAAAGGCGATCAAGGTCAAAAGGGTACTACAGGTCAAAAGGGTGACCAAGGCCAGAAAGGTGTTCAAGGTGATAAAGGTACTAAAGGTGCTTTAGGCCAGAAAGGTACTCAAGGTCAAAAGGGTCAAACCGGTGATAAGGGTACTAAGGGTATTCAAGGCATTAAGGGAGCTCAAGGTCAAAAGGGTACTACTGGACAAAAAGGCGATCAAGGTCAAAAAGGTGTCCAAGGTGATAAAGGTACTAAAGGTGCTTTAGGCCAGAAAGGTACTCAAGGTCAAAAGGGTCAAACCGGTGATAAGGGTACTAAGGGTATTCAAGGCATTAAGGGAGCTCAAGGTCAAAAGGGTACTACTGGACAAAAAGGCGATCAAGGTCAAAAAGGTGTCCAAGGTGATAAAGGTACTAAAGGTGCTTTAGGCCAGAAAGGTACTCAAGGTCAAAAGGGTCAAACCGGTGATAAGGGTACTAAGGGTATTCAAGGCATTAAGGGAGCTCAAGGTCAAAAGGGTACTACAGGTCAAAAAGGTCAAACTGGTGACAAAGGTATCAAAGGGGTACTTGGTCAAAAAGGCGACCAAGGGACTAAAGGTTCTCAGGGACAAAAAGGTACTACGGGTACTAAAGGTGACCAAGGCCAGAAAGGTACTCAAGGCTTAAAAGGTGTTCAAGGTGCTCAAGGTCAAAAGGGAATTATTGGCGATAAGGGAGATCCCGGATTAAAGGGCGGTCAAGGTATACAAGGCTCCCCCGGAAATGACGGACAAACAAACTTTCCTTATTATACAAACGCCCCTATTGACTACAGTGCATCTAATCTTGTGCCACAAGGTAATCCCGGTACTACAAATGAGTTCGCTACAAATGGCGGTACTTATTTTTGGTGGCCGAATGCAACTAACGTTCCCGGCGGGGTAACTGCCATTAGATGGCAAATATATGCTATTGAGGCTAGTGCTTCTAATATTACGTCTTCCTCTTTTAGTAATCCATTTACTGTAGAAGGTGCTCAAGGCCCTACTGGTGAAAAAGGTACCAAGGGTGTTCAAGGCGTTAAAGGGGTTCAAGGCCAGCAAGGCAATCCGGGGCAAAAAGGCGATCAAGGTGACAAAGGCCAAACTGGTGCCAAAGGTACCAAGGGTGCCCAAGGCGATAAAGGTACTACTGGACAAAAAGGTGACCAAGGCCAGAAAGGTCAAACTGGAGACAAAGGTACTAAAGGTGCTTTAGGTCAGAAAGGTGATCAAGGCCAGAAAGGTGACCAAGGTCAAAAAGGTGTTACTGGAGCTAAGGGTACTAAAGGCGCTCAGGGCAATAAAGGTGACACTGGACAGAAAGGTGATCAAGGTCAAAAGGGCGTTACTGGCGATAAGGGTACTAAAGGTGCTTTAGGTCAGAAAGGTGACCAAGGCCAGAAAGGTGACCAAGGTCAAAAAGGTGTAACCGGGGCTAAAGGTACTAAAGGTGCCCAAGGCGATAAGGGTGACACTGGACAGAAAGGTGATCAAGGTCAAAAAGGCGTTACTGGCGATAAGGGTACTAAAGGTACTTTAGGTCAGAAAGGTGACCAAGGCCAAAAGGGTGACCAAGGTCAAAAAGGTGTAACCGGGGCTAAAGGTACTAAAGGTGCCCAAGGCGATAAGGGTAACACTGGACAAAAAGGTGATCAAGGCCAGAAAGGTGTCCAAGGTGATAAAGGTACCAAGGGAACTTTAGGCCAAAAGGGTGACCAAGGCCAGAAAGGCGACCAAGGCCAAAAAGGCGTTACTGGAGCCAAAGGCACTAAAGGTGCCCAAGGTGATAAAGGTGCCACTGGACAGAAAGGCGACCAAGGTCAAAAAGGTGTAACTGGAGACAAAGGTACTAAAGGTGCTTTAGGTCAGAAAGGTGACCAAGGCCAAAAGGGTGACCAAGGCCAAAAAGGACAGACTGGAGCCAAAGGTACTAAAGGTGCCCAAGGCGATAAGGGTAACACTGGACAAAAAGGCGATCAAGGTCAAAAAGGTCAAACCGGAGACAAGGGTACTAAAGGTGCTTTAGGTCAGAAAGGCGATCAAGGTCAGAAAGGCGACCAAGGCCAAAAAGGCGTTACTGGAGATAAGGGTACTAAAGGTGCTCAGGGCGATAAAGGTAACACTGGACAGAAAGGTGACCAAGGCCAGAAAGGCCAAACTGGTGATAAAGGTACCAAGGGTGCTTTAGGTCAGAAAGGCGATCAAGGCCAGAAAGGTGACCAAGGTCAAAAAGGTGTAACCGGGGCTAAAGGTACTAAAGGTGCTCAGGGTGATAAGGGTGACACTGGACAAAAAGGTGATCAAGGCCAAAAAGGTGTAACCGGTGACAAAGGTACCAAGGGTACTTTAGGCCAGAAAGGCGACCAAGGCCAGAAAGGTGCCCAAGGCCAGAAAGGCCAAACTGGTGATAAAGGTACCAAGGGTGCTCAAGGCGATAAAGGTGACCAAGGCCAAAAGGGTGACCAAGGCCAGAAAGGTGTAACCGGAGACAAAGGCACTAAGGGTGCTCAAGGCGATAAAGGTGACCAAGGCCAGAAAGGTGCCCAAGGCCAGAAAGGCCAAACTGGTGATAAAGGTACCAAGGGTGCTCAAGGTACTAAAGGTGCTCAAGGGGACAAAGGTACTACTGGTGACAAAGGTCAGCAAGGTGCTAAAGGTACTAAAGGTGCTCAAGGCCAAAAAGGCGCTACTGGTGACAAAGGTACTACCGGTGACAAGGGTGTTACTGGGGATAAAGGAACTAAAGGTGCTCAAGGTATTAAGGGCGCTACTGGTGACAAAGGTACTACTGGCGAAAAAGGTATTGCTGGTGATAAAGGCCAAAAAGGTGTAACCGGAGCTAAAGGTACTAAAGGTGCCCAAGGTGATAAAGGTGCCACTGGACAGAAAGGCGACCAAGGTCAAAAAGGTGTAACTGGGGCTAAAGGTACTAAAGGTGCTCAAGGCCAAAAAGGCGCTACTGGTGACAAAGGTACTACTGGTGATAAAGGTATTACTGGGGCTAAAGGCACTAAAGGTGTTCAAGGTGCTCAGGGAAACCAAGGTGATAAAGGTTCTACTGGTGCTAAGGGTAACTTAGGTGCTAAAGGTAACAAAGGCGGAACAGGCGCAATCGGAGCTAAAGGTACAACTGGTGACTCTGGTGCTACTGTAGCAATCGATACTGCTTCTGCAATTGCCAGTGATGCTAATAAGTCAGCTTTAGTTCTTTCAGTAAAAGGATCTGCAGTTCAACAATATGATATCTATTGGCATGTGCGTAGTGATCAGATGTGGACATACACTGGTGCTGCTTGGTCTAAAATGCCAACAGTTTCTAATGGGGTTGGTGCAAGTTCTATCAATATGAATGGAACAAATAACCGCATAGAAATTAGAGATTCCTCTGGCACTATTCGCGTTAAAATCGGTAACCTAGCTTAATGATATATAAGGGGTTTTAATGGCCCCTTTTCATTAATCGATCACTCTATAGAAGAATAATTGGCTAAGGAGATAGTATGGCTTCTTATAAACTTGAGCTTAATACAAGCGCTCCTTCCTATGAATTAGAATTATCAAGAGTAGGAGCACAAGGTGTAAAAGGGGAACCCGGCTCATCATTGACTACTACGTGGACTCGTTTAGTTACTGATTGGGTTTCCCAACCTACTCTTGTTGGTTCAACAACAGAGGGTAGAGTATTTCAATACACTTACTCTAATACTACGTTGTATCGATTAGTACCGAATACCAGCTCATTAGAGTTAGATTCTTTTTATACTAATTTTGATAATATTAATTTAACTGGTCTTGTTATTTCTAGAGGAATGACAATTAATCTATAGGAGACAACATGGCTATTACGTTTGGTACTAACAAACAAATGCAACTTGTGCATTCGTGTGATAGTCTAACAAATATTACAGGTAGCATTGATGGTTTAGAGGGTTTCGGATATAATATACAAGGAACTAACTCAGTAACTATTGCAATACGTAAGAATGAAGTTATACCTGTAACTATTACTCAAGAGTCTGGAAATACTATAACAGTGCCTACTGGTAGTCAAGTTATAGCCTGGGCGGCTTCTTCAGTAGCCACAATTGCAGATGCTCAAACAATGACTATTAATGGCAGTACAAGCAGTTCTGCCGCTCTTGATGTTAAAAGTATAATGATAGGCTATTTTAAACCTTTCGCTTTTAACTACAATAACTACGGCACTACTTTAACCTCTGTTGTATGGACATGGGATTCTAGCGGTGCAAATATTCGTACTGCAAATAATATTTGGATGGATGCAATCTACATCGGAAACGGTGTTGATTTATCAGGAACTACAGTAAGCGACTCCTTATTTTTAGAAGGACAAACTTACGATGAAACTAGTAACACTTATAATGGCGTACTTATTAGCCAAGAAGGTATAGTATTCTCTCAGGGTGATATATTTATTAGCACAACTACCGGAAATAGTTTTAATGAAACATTAGTTTTTTACGAAACTTTATACGGTAATAATACCTATACATTAAACGGAACAGGTACTGCTTCACTTGCTAATACCTCAATTTCTGTTTCAGGAACCATTACCTTAAATGTAGATTTTTCTGCAATGACATCATTTTCTATGATAGGTGGAACACTCTCTGGTTTTAATAGCTTAAGTGTCGCTTCCGGACAAACCTTTAATAGGGTGGTTTGTACTGACGGTAACACAATAACCATGGGAGCCGCGACAAGTAGATCTGTTTTTGATCAATGTGGTCAAATTACTTTAAATGGTACTTTTTCTAATGTAACTGTCTCAGATTCTACAGTGTCTTCAGGGGTTGCGGCAGTAGTTTGTGATAGCATAAATGACATAACTGGCGGTAGTATTGATACTACTACTGGAAATGGGCATGCAATAGAGCTAACTACAGCGCATACTGGTAGCTTTACCACAAGTACTTCAGGTTATGATTCAGGAGTCACGGGCTCCCCAATAACTCCGACCGAAGCAGGAGTAAATGCAACCGGAAACGAAACTATTCTTATTTCTGCAAGTAGTGGAACGTTTAATATTGCGGTAGGATCGGGGCTCACTGTGCCCTCTGTGGCTATTGCAAATGGATCTACTGCTGTTGTTAACGTAACAGATTTTCAGCCAACTTTAACATTAACAGGATTAATTCCTAATAGTGAAGTTAGGATTTATAATGCAGGAACTACCACGGAATTTGATCCTGGAATAGAAAATTCAGGTACATCCTATTCTCTTCAATACTCTTATTTACCAAATACACTTGTAGATATAGTGGTACATAATGTATCATATAAACATTATCGTGTAGAAGATTTCTTACTTAGTGCGCAAGACGCTTCTCTACCGATAGCTCAAATTTTCGATAGAAACTATTCTAATCCGCCACCATAAGAGGAATTTAACTCATGGCTACTATTATTGATCCAGATGATCTAGTAAGAACATCTACAAATGCGGTAAGTACTCCTACGGGTAACTTATTCATCGACCCTACTGCAACTCCTCCTATTATTGAGTTAATTTCAACTACAGATGGGTGGTCTGCAGGAAGTGGCAATTTACTTGTTGCGGCAGACGGCGTAACAGGTCAAGCTTTATATTCTAAATTAAAAGAATTATGGAAAACAGAAGCAGACTTAATTAAATATCCATTTCCAATGGAGGCTATTACGTCTGAGCAATTTGAATTTATTGCTAACTGGGAATTAGACGATACAAATACTGCTTCTCGCTCATATATTCGTTCTGCAGGTTGGACAGAAAAAGACGCGGCGGCTAGCCCAAATATCAAGCAGTCTTACATGTCTGTAATTTCATTGGGTAACTTTGTAGACGAAGCTAATCAATATGCGTATTACTACTGGGAAGGTGATACCAGCCCTACTAAGTTTACATACCCCGGTCCAGTAAATGAAGCTGTTCAGATATTTGGAGATGCTACTCACGGTAACGTTGATCACACAACTGGTGACGCTTTTACTGTTGGAATTAGACCGGATCCTACAGGTGTTTCTGGTAGTGTAGAAGGTTACACTTTTAACGAATCAAACAATACCGCAATTGGTGCTACAACCCTAACTTATCAAGCATATCGTTTCCCGTTGTCTTCTGTTGTTGATCTAAACATTACTAAAACAGATTCGGAAGTTGTGGCTATTGAATCTGCTCGTGGTTTAACTATTGAGTATTTTGCAACGCCTCAAGCATCTAATACTTTCCTTTCTCCTGATCTCTTCGGAGGTCCCTATAATTTCCACGTAAGAATTGATGCTAGTCTTGGTGGAGCTACTACTGAAGAAATTTATAACTGGGTTCAGTATTCTTTACGTAATGGCTTTGGTTCAGATCAGTCTTCTCAAACAGGTAATGATATTGATAGTGGGGCAGGAACAGTTTATAACCACACTGTAACTGGTTTAGTACAATTTGTAGGAAGTAACTTAGAAACAATCGATCAATTACCGCTTAACAATTCGGACGGTGGTGTTGCAATCTCTGGGTTTGCATCTGCAAACACTAATGATATCAAACTGCGTGATGATGCAAATGTACTACAAGAATTTGCCTTTACAGCTACAGGTACCCTACAGTTTAATAGCAACCTTGTTAATGATGCGGCGGCGCGTTACTGGATGTTTGACGCAGGAACTTTTGGAACTGCAGGAGCTACCACTATCATAGATACTGCATCTCAAAGTATCGAGGGTGATGTTCATTACGCAACTTATGCAGTTGCTACAGGCAATACCTCGGGTACTACTGGAGCGAGTACCGCAGGTTCTGACGTATTTACCGTAACTGGTGAAACTTGGACTGTAGATGATTTAGCGGGTCAAATCTTACTCATTAATGAAGGAGATGCTTCTGTAGATGGATATTACTTTATTGAATCAAACACTGCAGATACAATAACTCTGGTTAGACCTATTGAAGGTACTTTAAGTAATATTAACTGGGAACTTCGTGCTAAAAATACAGCAGGCTCAAAAGAGTGGGCTTTTGATTGGACAACTAACGGTGACACCGATATAACAGTTGTTGCTATTGGTTTACGTACAGGACAGTACGTATCTGCTGACTTCCAAATCGGTCGTGCTACAAATCAAACTTTCCCAATCACCTCGCCTTTGGAGCGTAACTACAACGATCCTGTTTAATAACAATTGGGGCTCTGAAAAGGGCCCTATACTAGGAGACATTTTATAATGGCTGGTGAAAATAACTTTCTTCGCGTACCACCGGATTCAACGGGCAAACGGGTACGAATGCAGCATACGGCCCAAGTGTTTTACACTGGCCTTAATCCCCCCGGATACAAGTGGGATGTAGGCGAACACTATTTTGTTGCTTATAACGATGACATTACTCGCTCTATGCATGTTCATGGCTATCATGAACTATCCTCTACTTCTGGATGGCTAGAAGTACATTATAATTCTGATGCAGTAGCTAATAATCTTTCTGCAAAGCAGGGAGCTACCATTTATGATGAGGATGGGATTACTGCTCTTGCTACTGTATCAACAAGCGTTGAACCACGCGATGTTTATATAAATACCACAAATCTAATTGGGCAAGATAACCCAGAAAACGGAGTCGATGTAGACTCTACAGGCTCTATGAATATCCGCTTTGCTGAAGGTCTTCCTCAACTAGATGCTTTTGGTAAATTAAGAACCTCTGGTAAAACAATTTTAGGGGACTACATCTTTGGTAATAGCGCATTGCTATCAGATTTTTCTCAACGTAAATGGGGTTCTGGCTCTAGTATTGCGGTAAATCAAAATTTAAAATGCTTAACTCTTACTACTCCTGCAGGTACTGCAACAAGTCGAAATAACACTAGAGATATTTCTGTAGATCATACCTCAAATACATATCACCACTATTTTCCAGGAGTAAGTCAGCTTGCTATCATGACTGTTGCTTCAGGAGACAGTGGACAAGAAGGGGTTATTAGAGAGTGGGGCTACTTTGATGACGCAAATGGATATTTTTTCCGAGTTAATGAAGAACAAATTAGTACCTCTGGAGATAATTTTGAATTTGTAATTAGGTCCAAAACAAGCGGTTCTGTTAAAGAAATCCGAATGGGTCGTAATTACACAAAAACCTTTACACTAAGTGGTTTAAATTGGGTAGAAGACACAACTTCTATTGACGGTTGGAATAAAGACCCACTTGATGGTAAAGGCGACTCTGGAAAAGCACTAGACCTAACAAATGATAATATTTGGTGGGTAGATATACAATGGTTAGGGGCAGGCCGTGTACGTTTTGGAACTTACCACAAAGGCCAACGGGTAGTAGTTCACGAGTATTACCACGATGATAACGGGGGAATTCCTCATTCTCAATCGGGAGCTTTGCCTTTATCTTTCAGACAATATCATGTTTTAAATGCAGTAGTGAGCAACTCTTCTTCTATGAAAGTTTGGTGTGCGGCGGTTGCGGCAGAAGCTGATATTGATTTAAAAGGTATTGGTCGTGGACAGCTAGAAACTTTTAGCACTACTTTTGATCCTAACAATTTAAATGATTGGAAAGGACTTAATGACATAGGTAAAGGAGATCGTGTAGGTGTAATTACGACCGGAGTAACAGGTGCTACAACAACCTTAACCGTCCCTAGTACAACTAACTTAAGAGCCGGTTATCGCTTGCATATGGAAAACGATAATGGAGGTGGCGCTCTTGTAATGGGTACCGAAGTTGTTGAAATTGTTGATGCAACTACCCTTATTGTAACGCAAGCCCCAAGTTCTCCACTAACTGGTGTAGAACAAATTAGATTTCATTTCTATGTAGAAAATGAATATCAACTTGTTGGAATTTTAACCCCTCGCCTTTTTCTAGATAACCAAACAGGAAAAAATAGAACGTTATACATACCGCAATCTATGCAAGCTTTAGCATATCACCAAGACGGTAGCGATGCTTTTTGTGAAATAGAAGTGTATGTTAATCCTGTACTATCTGGGAATTCAACTGTAATCACTTTAGAAAATACTGAGGGAGGTCCCTTTACTAAAATAGAACCTAATGATCCTGAGTCTGCAGTAGCTTCCTATAAAAATAATGGGCTAGTCAACTATTTTGGAGCAGGTTATCATCAATTAGCTTCTTATTTTAAAGGAGCAACAGGGCGAGAAGATTTAGGTGCACAATATTCCAATATTCAGCAAGGTGCATTTAAACTGTTTAGTTCTGAAGGTGGAAATAACCGATGTCCTCTTAAAAGAATTATACAATCTCCTTCTGCAGGGATTCCTACTGTTATTGAAATAGACGTGGATACAGTTAAGGCTAATGGGGGCCCTGATTTTAGTTTACATAGGGAAGGTAATCCTATTCAGTTTGAAGGTATTTTAGGCTTAATTGGAACTGATTCTACTTATGGATTAAACGATGGTATTAATAGCGGAGCAGGTAAAACCTACTATTTAAGAATGATTAGCCAAAAACATGCAGAATTGTATGAGGATAACCTTTATACAACCCCTGCAGATACTAGCGGCCTTAGTAATGCTACCAATGGTAACAGCTACACTTGGAACCAAACAGCAGGGCCTGGCTCTTTAGGTTTTATCGTTTCAGGCTATGGAGAGCATTTGTATTTTGCAATTGTAGCAAAACCAATTGGTCTTTCTGCAAAAGGTAATTCTTATGGAAGTGCAGATCTTACGCCTACTGTAGATTCTAATCGAGATATTACAGTTAATTTCCGTCTTAATTGGAATGAGGTGTCTCAGTAATGTTAAATACCTTCTTTAACTATAATTGGGATTATTGGCTAATAGCAGGAAAGGTTACTTTTGATGGTCCAAATAGACTAATAATAGTCAATGAAGGTGTTACTGAGCTAGACATTAGCAGAGATGTTTATTCTAGTTGGAAAAATTGGCTTTTAGAAGGTTTTGGATCTACTTTTCTACCTGCAATACGTTCTGTTGGGGGAGACCCGATTGATGTGGAAACAGGTCAATATGCCGGAGACCTTTACTTTCTAATTAATAATTGGAAGCTTATTATTGATTTAGAAAAAGTAAGAGTCACCGGAGTTCTTTACTCTGATAACTTTAATACAGCTTATTATAATGCACCTAATTCGCCAGTATACCCTGCCAGCGTTTCTAATATTGTATCTAAGCAAGTTAATAAGGAACAATCCCTTACTGCACAAAATATAGCAGATTTAGTTGCGGCTGTATGGAAAGCAAGTATGGCAGAATATATTGCAAATGGTACTACAGGTAGTGCTTTAAACAACGCAAGTACAGCTAGTACACTACCCAACGTAAACGAAATAGCGACAGCAGTAGATACTGAGCTTGCTGAAAAACTTACAACAATTAATGATGGTATTAAAGATGCTTCTATATTGGTGCCTCACACTAAAGACATCTAATTAAACTAGGAGCTTGTTATGGCAAGAATTAATAACCCTAAGTCGGGCAATGCAATGGGGCGTTCTAGAATAACGTCCCCTTCACAAGATACAATTAGAGATGATGGTACTTCTTTAATCTCTATTGTAGATGGTGAACAGATACAAATAGAAATAACAGTAGGATGGATGACCGATTTGTCGTCTTCAACAATTACTGCTAAAGTAGTAGAAGGTGCAAATGATGGTGCAGGAACTGTCCCTAAAACAGCACAAGCAGGTGGAGTAGTTACTACGCTACCTATCATTGATAGTGTAACTACAGATAATAAATTTAAAATGGTAATTCCTGAAAACTTAATTGATTCATGGAATATTGCTCCTACTGCAGATAGCCCTGTTTATGGTTTCATAGGTTTAGAAATTGATGATGGTGGGGTAGGAGATGCAAAGCAAGTTTGGAAGCCTTTACGCGGATTAGTGGAGGTACTTTACAGTCCATCGGAGGCATAAATGTCATACACCATTATTATAAACCCCGCTAGTTTTGATTTAAACGTATCACCTAATGAAGTCAAATTAGAAATACAAAAAGGAACTAGCGAGGTTAATTTAAAAGTTAACAATCTTATTTACGATTTTGCTTATGACAAAATAGTATACGATGTTGATTTAGCAAGAGTAGGTGCACAAGGTACTCAAGGCGAGGGTGCAACCTTAGAGGAAATAGGTGCTATTACAAAAGATATGACTGGAGTAGAAAATCGTACAGATTCTTCTCTTTTGTTTGATGACGCTTCTAGAACTTTTACTTGGAATATAGACTCTAGCGCAAAAGTATATTTGTTAGGAAAGGGTTATAATGTAACTTCTAGTAAAACCATAGAGATAACAAATCTTGATGGTGGTCGCTATATAATGTATAACCCTGAATTAGAAAGTCTATATGAATTATCAGTAGGTGCTTTTCCTAATTTCCAAGGAGAAATACTAATCTCCTACATTTACTGGGATTCAGTAAACCAAGAAGCTATTATTGTAGGTGATGAAAGGCATAGCTCTGCAAGGGATACTACTTTTCAACTTTATGAACATTTAGCCGAGGGTATGCGGTGGTTTTCAGGCGGTACTTTATCTTATACCTTAGAAGATGATGATTTTCCTAATTTTGAAGTAGTAAATTCAACAAGAGTTGCAGATGAAGACTTACAACATATTATAGTACATTCAGAAACCCCTAGTTCAGACTATGAGCAAAAATTACAAGGCACTACAGATATTCCAGTTGTTCATTACATAGGTAATTCTCGTTATGCACAAATAGATATGTCTGCTGAGTCTGCGCAATGGCCTCATGCTCCTTCCGGATTAGTTTATTATAATGATATAAACTCTGTTTCAGATACAGGTGTTCTTGTTGAATCCGGTAATGGGGGATATGTTTGTTATTATTTAGTAGCTACTAATGATATTAGACACCCTTTAAAATTATTAATGGGGCAAGCATCACATATTAATTTAAATGACGCTCGTAGCGAAAAATGGGTAACCTATGGATTGCCTACGCCTGAAATAGTAGCGTTATATAGGTTTATTATAAAAACAGCTAACTCCTATAATAACACATCTAAAGCGAGAATTGAAGAAGTATATACTTTAGGAGAAGGCCCTAGCCTTGCAGGTACATCAACTATCTCTGGATTAGAGCATAACTCTTTAACTGGTAGAACACAGCCAAATGCACATAGTATTTCTTCTATTACTGATTTGTCTAGTATCCTAGACCAAAAAATAACTATAGTAAGTGAACCCTTATCTTCAACGGGGGTCCCGGGTGATTTAAAAGGGCTCTTTGCAATAAACAATACACACCTCTACGTTTGTACTGCAGACTACGATGGTGTAACTAATATTTGGAAAAGGATAGAATTTTTACCCGATACTTGGTAATTAGGAAAGTTAAATGAAAAAATACTGTATAAATTTGTTACATAGAAAAGATCGAAGAGAGCATTTTACTAAAACAAACTCATGGGCTGTCGATGCAAATTCTTCTTCTTTTGAGTGGTTTGATGCCTATAACGGCTATAAAATGAAAAATTACGATGAAATTCGTAATTTAGGATTTTTACCTAATCACGAGTGGATTGACCCTATATATAATCGCAGACTTACCAAAGGTGAAATTGGTTGTTTAGCATCTCACGTTGCTTTATGGAAAAAGTGTGTAGAATTAAATGAACCAATTTTAATCTTAGAAGATGATGTTGTTTTTCAATCAGGCTATAACGAAGAAAAAGTAAAACTATTATTAGCTAGTAACAATTACAATATTGTTTATCTTGGTTATAATGAAATGGCAGAAATAAAGGAGGACCTTGGTAGTTATGTAATACCAGGGTTTGCTTACCAAACACATGCTTACGGTATTACTCCAAAAGGCGCTGAGGCTTTATTAGATTCTCTTAGTGTCTACAAGGGTATTCCGGTTGATGAGTTAATTTCTCGTTGTTTTGATCAGTTAAGCCCCATTGCTTTTAAGAAAAGCTTAGCCACTCAGCTTTCAAGAGAAGAGTCAGCAACGGATGTAGAGTTGCATGGTGATGGGGATTATTTTCCTTTTGAGCATTTAAAAGTATTTACAGTGGCTACTGAAAAAGAAAAAGCGTACAGGCTAATTAATTCATGTAATCACTACGGAATTGATTTAAATATTCTAGGTGAAAATACTGAAAGTTTTGATATGTCAAGTATTGGTGGTGGCATTAAAATCAATTTACTGCGAGAGGCCTTGGAAGAGTGTGACGATGACGATCTTATATTGTTTCTAGACGGTTACGACACTTTTATTGCTCAAGATTTAGATGAGATTCACCAAAGATTTTTATCGTTTAACGCTAGTATACTTTTTAGTGCAGAACTGGTCTGTTGGCCAGATCCCGAATTAGCAGATGAATTTACAGCTCACACTCGATTTAAGTATCTAAATTCTGGAACTTTTATAGGCCATTGTAAAGCTATTAAAAAGATAATAGAAACACCAATAGGTAACTCAGAAGATGATCAACGGTATTACACCTTAAAATATCTTCAAAATAAAAATAGAATTAAACTTGATACAGAATGCTATATTTTTCAAACTAATTTTGATAAAGCAGATCTTGTAAATGAAATGATTTACAATCCTGAAACTAAATGTTTTTCTTGTATTTATCACGGAAATGGTGGTAACTACGCTTTGGAGCGTTTAGATAATCTTTATATAAGGAAATTTAAAGGTCAAACTTTTAACATTTCTAAAAATTTAAAATTTTTAAAGCCAGAAGTTAAACAACAATTAGATCGAGATATGTACACTTGCTCTTTTCTTAGTAAAGAGATGTGTAATTATCTAATAGAGTTAGGCGATAAAAATGGAAATTGGAATCCTTTGCCGGGAGACAAATTTCCTGCTCAAGAAATACGAGTAAGTGAAATTGGATTATGGCAAGAATTTTCAGATATATTTGATGAGGAAATTGGACCGCTTTATGAGTCTTTATGGTTTCCAATTCAACATTATGGTTTACGAGATGCATTCTTAATGCGATACGCATTAGATACACAAAGAGATTTACCTCTACATCATGACGCTAGCCTTGTAACAGGCAGTGTAAAGCTCAATGATGCTTACACGGGCGCAAGATTATATTTCCCAAGGCAAGACATATGTAACACTAAGGTACCCGTAGGTGACATGATTTTGTTTCCCGGACAAGTTACGCATGGTCATACTTGTGAAAAGCTATTAAGTGGTGTTAAATATAGTTTAACTTTTTGGACTAAAAGACACCCTACTGATGCATAAATTACCCCCGAAAGGGGGTTTTTTACGCGAAAAAAGTGAGAAAAACTATGTATCTATAATGAGAAATATCTTAAAGGAGGTTTTATGAAAATTGATGATAATTGGTATCCTGAAAATTTTGACTGGTATTTAAAATGGGTAGCCTCTGTTATCATTTTAATTTCTCTAGCCATGAGATCTGCGGGTCCAGAATACAGATTTTTTGATCTTGGTTTTGGATGGTTAGGTGTTAGCTTGTGGTGTTGGGTAGCTGTTATTTGGAAAGATCGAGCGCTTATAATGCTTAATGCTGTTTCTTGGTTTATGCTTACCGTGGCTTTATTAAAGGAATTTGTCTAAAAATTTAGCCTAAAAAAGTGAGAAAAACTATGTATCTATAATGAGAAAATAAAATCTCAAATTAATTAATCTT